GTCAATAAGCATCTTCTCAATTGATGAGGGGCCTTGGTATTTAAAATAGCATTCTCGTGAACAGAAACGCCTTCCTTCAATATGAGATGGCAATACGTAAAAGTCTTGCCCACAAATCTCACATGTTTTCCAGATACCATCGCGGGGCCTGTTCTCATAACATTCCCTAGAACAGTATTGAGCAGAGCGACATGGCCTTACATAGAATGCTTGGCCGCATGTTTCACAAGTACGGAATTCATCCTCGCGTCTACTTTTACCAAGGCATTGTAGGGAGCAAAAGCGAGCTTCCTTGCGAGCATTTGTAAATTGTTTCTCACAGCATTCACATATTCTGTGATATAATTGGGGGGGATGCAATTTCTTTCTATGTTTACGATAGCATTCTGCCGAACAATAGGTGGGGGCTTTTGGTGATTCTGGCGGGCGGCGGCTAGTAAATTCAAGGTTACAGTTAGGACAAGTATAGATGAATTTTTTACCCATAGCGAAATCCCTCCTGTCAGAGATAATCTCGTGAATATTGATAATTCGGGGGGAAGCATCTCATATAGATCCCTATCCAGAAGATGGTGGCATCAGGTTTGAGCGTATGACTGATGCGGAAATAGCAGCATTAAAAGAATAGCGCTGCGCATCTCTGAAAAGAATGCCTTGGCATCAATGCAAACGCCAGTTGTATCAAAGGAGAACATGACAATGAGAGAGCCATATAAATCCCCCAAATCATTACTGGCATCGGGGAAATTTCTAAGGCCGAAGCCAACCTCGCGGGCCAATCTGAGATTCATTTCCCTTCGCCTACTTTTGTCAGGAGGAAAATAGAACAGGCGTGCATGGACATTGTCTCTTAGCGCATCACGAACGTTCTGGATATATTGCTTTCTGTCTTTGGTCATGATGGTGCCCCTTTCCCTAATAGATACTATTCGTGTACAAATGTTCACCCCTATGATACCACAGAAAGGCGGGCTTGTCAAATGACCAACGAACAGCTTTACATCTTACTCCAATGGATAGCAGATGGACTGGCGGCTGAGATAGCAACCCTAGAATCTTGCCTGGCAGATGTTCCCGGGATTGAACGCAAACCCAACTTCTATGATGGGGATGGATATAGGCGGGATGGGTTTTTTGAGGCTTGGCATGGAGAGGACGTTGAAAGTTATGCCAGAGAACGCGGTCTTGCGGTACGCTTTGATGGAGACATTGTCATATTAGGTGGGCTGAATCACCTGTTAAGGTGCATTAGGGAGCGAAGCGGGGCACTGAGATGACCCAACACCCCATTGCCAGAAGGAAAACGCCGCGCAATATCTGGCAATACATAATGCCGCCGCCCCTAAGCCCGATGATATTGGATAATCTAGGGCTCATCATTGGCCTGAAAGCCTTGGAGGGCTGGCAGGATTACAGACAAGCACGAGCCAATCTGTTCGGCACAAATTGGCTATCAAGATTCTGGATGCAATGGATATTCCCGCGAATCAAGCCAGGGCGATGGGCGGCATTAGTAGATGAATTTGAGGCACAACGGCGCAGGATGCAACAGCAATACTTGACGGCTGTATTAGAGGCAGCAGAATGACCCAATACATCGTTTGCGCTTGGTATCCTACCGGCTGGCAACTCCGCATAGCAACCACATCATGGGATGAGGCGCTGGCCGCATATCGTGCGGCCAGAGAGGACACAACGGGGCCGGTGTATCTGTGTGAGGTGAAGACCCCCAGCGACGATTGACAAGTGCTGCTCGAGAAACTCATCAATAGGAGGTAAAAGATGCCTTATCCAGAGGTAGTCGTCGCCCTCGGCGACGAAAACGAAAATCAGATAGGTATAGCGGGTAACCCGCTGTATGTACAAGGTACAGTCACCGCAACGTCCACCAATCCGGTCGTCACTTCTGCTACGGGGATCGGGGCGATCTTGCTCAGCTATTCTCCCGGTGCGGCGTTCTGGCTGGAGGGCGTGACGTTGCACTTGAGCGCGGCAGGCACAACCTCTGAAAACTTCCGCGTCTGGCTGGACGCTAACGACGGGACTCCCTACGACACGATACTACTGTCCCAGGATTTGTCCACAGGATCGGTTACCGACCTGTTATGGCAACCAGACAGCCCGCTACCTTGCGAACCTGGAGACGCCATCGTTGTTACATGGCCCAACTCGGAGGGCCGGATATACGGCGTTCGCATCGTGACCAGGACGATATAGGAGGAGAAATTATGAGCTTGACGATCAACGGGCAGAGCGCACTGATGGCGGTTCCTGCTGCTGACTCAGCGAGTAACGTCACGATAGCTGATGTGATCGGCAACAAGCTGGACACACATGCCGGCAACAGCATCAAGTCTTACGTGGACGAGCTGTACGACCAATTTCAGTTGGAGAGGCATGTCTATCCCAGCCTGGGCGTCGGGGCCACAGTCGTTTCCAACGCGGTGGCTTGGACCTACGGGAACTATGGCGTGATCGTCCCTGCCAACACGATTACACGTGACTTTCACATCCTGAGCGTTTCCATAGAGACCTGTAGTGTGGCTGCCGGGGTCTTTCAGCTAGCACTTTATAAGGGGCCTGCTGATGACGTGATTACCGCAAAGCGTTTTTCCCTGGCTGGTGGCTTCTGGGGGAACATGGTTTATATTGTTTGTTCCAAAGAAGTTGAAGCCAATTCCCAGGTGCGGGCCAGACTGGCCTCTAGCGTTGGCGCGGCGACCATCACGGTAAGCGTGGATTACTTTGAACACCAATAATGGTTCCCCGAGGGAGACGATGGGAATGAGTAGCTTTCTACATGTAGAAATACAGTGGCTACTGCGCCCCCTGTGCTGGCTTCTGGGCCATGATTGGCGCTTGCAGACGCGCAGTGGGCGTTTCTGGTGGCGCTGCGGCGTCTGTGGTTTGTGGAAGAAGGCAAGATGATGACCGCCACATGGATACCGCGCCGGCCAATTTGCTATTCATTATACAAGCGCCTTGGGCGACTGTTGCCAGAATGGTTGCGGCGGCTATGGCCTGAGCGTCCTATCGCTATCCAAGAAGTGCCTGCGCCGCGCCTAAATGTTGTCAAGCTGGCAAATGCTCTTTCTCCATTTCTGTACAGGTCCATCTCTGCCATTTGGTTCATTGATGAGCCCGCTGAATATCATGCTCTTGTGCGCCAAATGCAAGGCGAAACATTTGCGGGCTATCCAGTATACTTATTCCTGTCGGCGGGCTATACTGAGGCGGAGATGGCGCGCTGCCCCGCATTTTGCCAAGAGCCGGGGCTGTGGCTAGAGATGGGGGACGGCAACCATCGCAAATTGGAGGGCTGGCGTGATGAGTGACGTTTCTACATGTAGAAAAGACGATGTGCCGGAAGACCTCTGCGATCAAGCGGTGAAGTTGGCGCGGTTTGTGCAGAGTTTGCCAAATTCCAGGATTTATGGTATAATGTTATACAAGCATCGTCACCACTGGACCTATGGCGTCATCTCTGGTGGCAAGGTGCAAACAGTGGGGCCACGCTCCTCTATGGAGTAGCATAACGGCGATACAGTAGAATACCGGGTCTCAGGAACGAAGACACACGGGGCCAGCTTAGTCCTAACGGACAGGCTGGCCCTTTTTGCGTCTATTTGATGAACATTTGTCCAAGAAAGGAACAGCATGGAAGACAATACAACGACACCAGTGCATTGGATACCGGAACGGCCCACCGGCTGGATATGCCCGCGCTGCGGCAAGGTGAATGCGCCCCACGTGGATCAATGCACGTGTAAGCCGGATGATTTGCCGGGCATAATTACGACATGGCCGCCATGTGATAGCGGCACAAGTGCGGCGGGGCCGACAGAGTACAAGATTAAATAGTGGAGGTAGCACTTATGGGCGACAGAAAGGAGAGCAAGCCACAGGAATACAAGACCGCGCCAGCCTATCTGGTCAAGGCCGATGAAGAGCGGGGCGTTGTAGAGCATATTATTACGGTCTTTGGCATATTGGACAGCGGGGGGGACATCTCTCACCCCGGCAGCTTTACCAAGACCATATCAGAACGGGGCCAGAAGGTACGAGTATTGGACATGCACCGCACCGATTCTGTATTGCGCATTGTGGGCAAGCCGCTCAATTTGCGCGAAGTCGGGCGCGGTGAGTTGCCAGGCAAGGTATTGAAGGATCACCCCGAGGCGACGGGCGGCCTGTGGGCAATGACCCAATTTTTCATGGACACGCCGGAGGGCAAAGGGGCCTTCATTCGGGCGCGTGAGGATGCTGTTGATTGGAGTTACGGGTATGATGCGCTCGATTTTGACTACTCTGAGGAAGAGAAGGGCGATGACAAGGTGCGAGCCAGAAACCTCAGAACGGTGCGCTTGTGGGAATACGGACCAGTGCTCTGGGGCATGGTGCCTGGCACGACCACCGTGTCGGCTAAGGGCAAAGACGGCTCCACCGAGGGCAAGCCCGCCCCCGACGTGACAGAGAACACCATCCGCATTCGAGTGCGCGATCCAGGTGATTTTGAGGAAGATAGCTTCCGCACCATCAGGATGGGCAGCGAAGAGCAA